ATTTCTTATTATGTTCCGGAAATAATGTTTTTTTAAAAGTTCCAAAATTTTCAAAAAAAGTTATTGATGAAGATAATTGGGACAGAACTTTATATGGAAGTTACTTAATTGTCTCTTCTAGACATATAATAAAATCAAATGGAGTTCACGAAACTATTTTTGAAGCTTGCACAAATAGTTCAAACAAAGACGATAAAAACATAATGTTTAATAGAAATAATTATTTAACTGGAGATTACAACAATGTTGCTTGAGAATAAAGAATATGAAGGAATTGTTGTTGAAAATGTTGATCCATTAGGAAAATCCAGACTTAAAGTTTTTATTTTTGGTTATCATGACTTAACAGGTACATTATCAAGAATTGAAAGTCTTCCTTGGGCATTTTCTTCACAATTTATAGCTTTCCAATCTATACCAAAAATAGGTTCTATTGTAAAGGTGAAATTTAATTTTAGTTATCAACAAAATTTGACTTGGTCACCAACATCACATTACACAAAAATTGGAGACAAATTAACCACCGCTTTCCCCTTTCTCGTTAAGAATCCCGAAAAGGACAAATTTATAAATGCTATTAACAATTCTACCATTGAGAGACAAAAAGCCTTTAATAAAGACGTTGAATCCTTAGAATCGGAAAAAGCTTCCCTTGAATCTGAAGTACAACAATTAAAGGAAAAATTAGAACGACTTTCATCCGACCAAAAAATTGAAACTATTATAGAGTTGGAATCAACTACAGCTGAAGAAATAGAACACTTAGAACTCCTACTTGAACGTCAAGAAAATAACGAACGTGTAGAAAACGAAAGATATCGAAGTAATATTGCAACTGGTATTTCAAGAGCCACTGTACTTTGGAATTCAGAAAATGCAGTAACTTTTTTTTATGGAAGAAAACCTTCTGGTACAGATGAGGTATTTTCTTCTTTGGAACAATATCAACAATGGACAAATCGAACTGAAGAAGAAAGACATAAAAGAGAACTCAATTATATAATTGAAACAAAAGAATCTATCAATTCACAAATAACAGAAAGAGCTAACGCATTACGAGACAATGAAATTGAGGCTCAAGATTTAACTAGAGAAAGTGTAGATGTTCAAACACAAATAACTCGAAAAGTTAATAAAATTTCAGAATTAAATAAACAAATTAATGAATTAAAATCTTCAGCTCCTGAAGCGCCTTTAGCAACACAAAGTTTTGAAACTGCATTTTATACACCTGAGGGTGGCGAAATTACTCGATTTGATACAAAAACTGGTAAAGTTTATACAATAATTAACGGTGAAGAAAAACTTATTGGTAATTGGACAGGACTTTATTTTTTCACTCCTGGTTTTAATGGACAACCTGGAATTCCTATTTACGAAAGACCAATACCAACTACAAAAGAAGATAAAGAGAAAAGAGAACAATTTATAAAAGAAGAATCGTATTTAATGGCTACTGATGTGTTTGCATCACAAAGAGGTAACACTACAGCTAATCATCCTTCGCAAAATCCAGCAATTCAAGCTTCAGATGCAGATAAAGCACATAGTTGTGATTTATCAGATGAAATTAGAACAAGAATATTAACAAAACGTAAAGATATAATGATGGCTATGAAATGGCTTAGAGATAAAATTGCTTCTTTTTTCAGTGGCGCGGCAAATTCGGCTATTGGCCAATGGATAAAAGCAACAGTTAAACAATTAACAGCGATGTTAAAATCAATTCAAAAATTTTTAAAATTTGTAAATGATATTATACTAGAGACTGCTCTGCTTGTAGCTAAAATAAGAAGATTAATAACTTGGATTTTAAGTTTGCCTGCTCAACTTTTAGCCTTATTACAAGAATGTCTTACACATTTTTTTAATACGATAACAGATACGCTCACACAAACTATACCGAGTGAACCTGGTGGAGATAGTCAAGAACTCACTTTTTTCCAAGAAGTTACGGATCTTGTAAATACATCGAAAAGTACTTTTAGTGAAGCACAAAAAACAATTGAAAGTACTACATTATTATATGCAGAAATTAAAACAGTTGAACAAACATTTGAAAAGGTATAGTTATGGCAGATAATAAACCTATAGGTAATAGTACTTGGTATGAACCGGACTCTCAAGCCGCGAATTCAGCATATCCTCATAATAACGCATTTTATTCCAATTCAGGACATTTTGTTGAAATGGATGATACGCCTGGATATGAAAGAATAAGAATACAACATCGTATAGGTAATTATACAGAAATACAATCTGACGGTACAGAAATTCATAAAATAAAAGGTGATAACTATGAGATTGTAGTAAAAAACAATCACGTTTTGATACAGGGATATTGTACTGTTACAATACAAGGTGATTCAAAATTGAATGTTGAAGGTGATGTATATCAAAATGTTGAAGGTAATGTATATCAATATGTAAAAGGCCAAATGGATTCTGTAGTTACTGGAGAAGTAAATTTAACATCTGAATCCGATATTAATTTAACTGCTGGAGGTAGTGCGGGACAAGTTAACATCAATGCGCCGTTTGGAGTACATATAGATAGTGATGTTACTGTGAGTGGATCAATATCTTCTTCTGGTTTTATTTCTAGTGAGGAAAATGTTATGGCATCTAAAAAACTTTTTGGAGCTTTAGGTATAGTAACACCGGCAGGCCTTCAAGTGGGAATACCCGATGGTTCACCAGTTATTCCAGAAGGAATATTATCTGCTGGTCCAATTACTTCTTTGGCTTCTGTTACTGCTCCAATTTTAAATGATGTTTTTGGTCCAATATTTTTATTCAGATCGTTGTATACATTTCACGTACATCCAGCATATAATGGACCAACTGGACAAACTTCTTTAGGAGCTTTATAATGGCAAATGTTTTAGATAGACTCACTTCAACTTTTGACTCTACTAAATTTGGTGACGATATTAATTTAAGTGACCGAGCAATACAATTTTTAAATACGAATCCTATAAAAGTATCTTCTTGGGCAGCAAATGATTTGTCAAATGGAGCAGTTACAAGAACGGATTATTTTCAAAATCCTGTGGCTTCAATTATTACATCAATATCGTCAAATGTAAATTCTATTATCGCACTATGTACAAATGATCCGGCAAATAATTACCCTTCTGCTACGGCATCTGTAAAAAATTTAGCTAATTCTTCAAACAATTTAATAACACAATTGAGTTTATTTTTAGGACACACAAATAGAATTTCTGGAGTTTCTGAACCAATAGTTGATACGGCAACAAATACTTTAAAACCAGACTATAGGTCTTGCGTAGGTTCTGGAGGTATATTATTAACACTTTTGGCATCAACCGATAACGTTAGAACTGCTCAACCTATGTTAAATCATTTTACGAGTTTGTATATACAAGATGAATTAACCGCAAATAGCTGGAGTATAGGAAATTCAAAAGTTTCTTTGCAAACTGTACCATCCTCGCTGACATCTTCGCAGGTAAATGCAATGAATGTAATAATAAACACTGCAAATACATTGATTTATCAGAGAAGGATTGAGGACGAAAACTATTTTTATGATGGCCAACAGATTATAAATGACTATCAATTATTAAATTCTTTAGAAAATTCAGGAAGTACAGAGAGAAACTTAATTAGTAACAAAATTGGAACCACAAAACTCAAAAACTCTTTAGGTATTTGAATAAATAACCAATGGCAAACATTACTACAAATGTCGCAAGAACGTATAAGGATTTAGACCTCCTTTTCAATGTTCATCCGATAAAAAAAGATATTAATAAACATACTGCTGAAATGGCAGTAATTAATTCTATTAAAAATCTGGTTCTTACCAATCATTATGAGAGGCCGTTTCAACCTGAACTTGGTTCCAATGTATCTAAACTTCTGTTTGAAAATTTAGATTTTGTAACTGCGGCCACGTTGGAAAGAGAAATACAACAAACAATTGATAACTTTGAACCTAGAGCCTCAGTTTATAGAATTACTGCTATTCCAGATTATGATAATAATGGTTTTACTGTTGATATGGAATTTTTGATAAGAAATAGAACAGAACCCGTAACAATAACATTTTTTCTGGATCGAGTAAGATAAATGACAGATCGTTTAAGAGTAACAGAACTTGATTTTGACACAATCAAAACAAATTTAAAGAACTTTTTAAGAAGTCAAAATGAATTTTCAGACTACGATTTCGATGGTTCAGGTTTAAGTGTTCTTTTAGATATATTAGCTTATAATACCCACTATAATGCTTATTATCTAAACATGATTGCAAACGAATCATTTTTAGATACCGCATTATTAAGAAACTCTGTGATTTCTCATGCCAAAAAATTTGGTTATGTGCCAAGATCAGCGACTGCTGCAAGAGCCACAATTAATTTTACAATTAATTCTTTCAATTCTACTCCTGGTAGTTTAACTTTACCTAGAGGTTATACTTTCCTTTCATCATTATTGGACAATAAACTTTATAATTTTGTTACTCTTGAAGATACTACAGTTTCCAAAACAGGAACAAATTTTGTATTTTCAAATTTAAAAATATATGAAGGTTCTTTAAACAGATATTCGTTTAATCATTCGGTGGCATCTAATCCAAAACAAATATTTTCTATACCAGAACCAAATGTTGATACCTCTACACTAAAAGTTGTTGTACAACAATCAGCGTCAAACACTGATGCCGTTGTTTATAATTTAGCAACCGATGTAATTAATCTGACTGCAAATTCAAAAGTTTATTTCTTACAGGAAGGAATAAACAATCAATATGAAATTTATTTTGGTGATGATGTTATTGGGAAAAAAATTCCTGATGGTGGGGTAGTAAATGTTACATACCTCTCTACGAGTGGGTCTATATCAAATAAATCTAATAGTTTTATTGCCACTGCAGCAGTATCTTCTTTCACAAATTTTGTTGTCAATCCTGTTTCAGCCGCATCTGGTGGATCTGAAAGGGAAACGGTAGATCAAATCAAGTTTGCAGCTCCTTTACAGTTTACTTCACAAAATAGAGCAGTAACAAAAAACGATTATATTAAACTAATACAACAAAGATACCCTCAATTTGATGCGGTGAATGTTTGGGGTGGAGAAGAAAATATTCCTCCAGTTTACGGCAAAGTTTTTATTTCTGCTAAACCAAAATTAGGTTTTGAAGTTTCTGATACTGAAAAAGATTATTTTATTAATGAAGTGGTAAAACCAATAAGTGTTTTAACTGTAACACCAGAATTTGTAAATGTAGATTATAACTTTATCAAATTGCTTTCTACAGTATATTATGATCCAACAAAAACAACTTTAAGTATTTCCACATTACAATCTAAAGTAACTAGTTCTATAAATTCTTTTGCAAATTTAAATTTAAATAAATTCAATTCTTTGTTTAGTTCTTCTAAGTTGAGAACTGATATTGATAATAGCGACAATTCAATACAATCAAATGAATTGGAAATATTCTTATCAAAAAGATTTAGACCCGTTTTAAATCAAACAAATACTTATACTTTAGATTTTGGAATGGAATTGTCCAGAGGAACAACACTAGACAATTTTTATTCTTCACCAACATTTACAATTTTAGATGAAAATTTGGTAACAAGGACATGTTTTTTAGAAGAAGTACCATCTTCATTTACTGGAGTGGAATCTATAACTGTAGTAACACCAGGATCGGGGTACACTTCAACACCAACCATTGAAATTGTTGGTGATGGCCGTGGTGCCAAAGCCTCAGCTGTTATTGTTAATGGTAAATTAAATTCGGTTGTAGTTACAAATCCTGGTGTGGGATACACCACATCTGCGATAAGAATAATAGGTGGAGGAGGAACAGGAGCAACTGCTGATTCCATCTTAGAAAATAGATACGGTAAAATAAGAATAGCTTATTTCAAACCAGATGAAGTCACAAGTAGAAGCACAAAAGTTATTTTAAACGTCGAAAAAAATGAAGGTTTTACAGGAACTATTGATTATGTTTTAGGAAAAGTTACTATTAATGATTTTGCGCCTCTAACAGTTGATAATGATTTTGGAGAATTAACAGTTAATGTTAGACCAAAATCAACTGTTTTACAGTCTATTAAAAATAAAATGTTAGCTTTTGATCAAACAGATCCAACTAGTGTTGTCATAGAATTGAAAGTTGTAAAGTAAAAATGATACACTCAGTTACTTCTAGTTTAGTATCAAGTCAACTTCCGGATTTCGTTAGGTCAGATAATCCTAAATTTGTATTATTTTTAGAAAAATATTACGAGTGGTTAGAGAAAAGTAATAATGCAATCTATGAAACTAACACGTTATATGATTCTAAAGATTTAGATATTGCTGACGAATATTATATAAACGAGATAGTAAAAGAAATTTTGCCTTATTTTCCGCAAGAAATTCTTTTAGATAAATCAAAATTCATAAAACACGTTGGACAATTTTACAGAAGTAAAGGTACTCCAGAATCTTTAAAGTTTCTTTTTAGAATATTATACAATGAAGAAATTGAAATATATTTTCCGAAAGAACAGATATTAAAGTTATCTGATGGAAAATGGGTTCTTCCATTATCACTCAGAGTAGATACTGGCGATAATAATATATTCGATATAGAACGTTGTAAAATAACGGGCACAATATCAAAATCTACAGCCATAGTTGAAAAAGTAATAAAATCGGTTGATAGACAATTGGGAATTCAATATGTTGAATTGTATATTTCGAACATTGAAAAACTATTTACAACTGGTGAAAATGTAACTACAACAATTGTTAGAACCGATGGTACTGAAGATTTTGTTACCGCAAAATTAATTGGTTCTCTTTCCGAAATTAAAATTGATCCTAAAAACAGAGGACTATTTTATAATGGATTTGATACAGAATTGGATTATGATGGAGATCCAGTTACAATTGTTGGAGGGTTAAATCCGTCATCAAATAACCCTATAGGCGCTATAGCCACCGTAGGTGACGTTTTAAAAGGTTCAGTTGATGACATTCTAGTAGTAAATGGAGGATTTGGTTTTAGAAATCCTATTTTATATCAGAATTCTTCAGTATTAGATTTTACTGGAGGTTTTAAAGACGCTCTTCTAGGTTCAGAAGCCAAAGCTCAAATACTGTTATTGAATGAAAATGTATATCGAACAATAAATGTTAGTAATATAACTATAGAAAGTTTTTATAGCTCAAATATTAATGCTATTGATAACCTAGCGAATACAAAAACTATAAATGAATTAACTACAAAACAGACATTAAATGTTTTTCCAATTTCTTATGTTACCGTAGATTCTTCTGGTGGTGGGTATAAAACGAAACCAAGTTTAAATTTTTACAGTTTATACATGGAAGAACTTAATGATACTTTAGTGATATCTTCAACTACAGCAGTTAAAGACACAAATATACTAATGGACGAATCTCAAGATTTAACACTTTCATTCGAACCAGGTGAATCAGTTAGATTATTCTTAAAAAATAGATATGAAGAAGTAAAAATTATAGCCAACGTTTCTTCTAACACAATAACTTTTTTTGACAATTTTGAAAATAATATTAACAATCTTTCCGTTTTTAGATTAAACAGAAGAAAATTGACTGAAGTTGGATCTTTAGGTAGAATAGAAATTGTGAATGGTGGAGATGGTTATTCTGTTGGTGATTATTTGGTTTTCAGTAGTAATGGTAGAGGATACGGAGCAAATGCAAACGTAACTTCCGTGCATGTTGGAAATAATGGAATTAAATCTATAACTTTTAACGAATCTTCAAGTTATATTAGAGGTGGTGAAAGTTATACGAGAGCAGATTTACCAACCGTGACAGTAACATCCACAGGTGGTGCAAATGCTGTACTTAGAGTTTCAGAAATTTTAGGAGACGGAGTATCAACAGATATTTCTACAACTAGAATTGGAGCAATTTCTACTATCAGAGTGGTTAGTTATGGATATGATTATGCTTCATCTCCAATAGTTTCTCTCAGAAATGCAGATATTTTATTGAGTAATGTCACTGAAGGTCAAATCTATGTAGCAAATAGTAAAGTTTATCAAGGCGATACTAATACAACTTCTTCTTGGTCTGCTTCTGTGGACAAATACTTTACTGCGAACAATTTCTTACGTGTTTATAATTATAAAGGAACTTTTGATAAAGATTTGCCAATAAAATCTGATGATGATGTAACCACGGCGAATGTGGTTTCTTATTCATTTTATGGTGACGGTAAAGCTAAAGCAACGGCGACTTTTGAAAATGGATTGATTCGATATCCTGGTATCTATTTAAATACTGATGGGCAGCCAAGTTCAGATCAAAAACTACAAGATGATAAAAAATATCATAATTATTCTTACGTGATTAATACAACAAATGAAAATTATAAGTTTAAGAAAACTTTACAAGAAGTTTTACATCCTATAGGAATGAAGTCTTTTGTAACCAGAATTGATAGCAACTCTAAAGATGTTTCTACACAAAATGTTGATATCATATATTTAACACAAGATACACATTCAAACACCTTTAATGTATCTAATTCAACAAATAATATGATTTCCACATCGTTGACGCCGAATGTTCAATCTGAGATTGTCGTTGGTGATATTATTACATTAAAGGATTTGAAAAAACAATTGGTAGGAACAGCAAACATAGTTTCCAGTTCTAACGTAATCACCGGTAACGGTACGAACTTTATAAATGATGTTGTCGATGGACAGACGATTTATCTTTCATCAGGCAATACAATTACAGTAAAAACGGTTGTTAATGCAAATACAATTTTTGCCGAATCAACATTAAATATCACTTCGGATGATTTAACAATTAATGTATCCTTTGATGAAACAAAAGAAGTAACGTTTGTAAATGCAAATACCGTTCTTGTAGACACCAACTTTACTGCCACAAATAATTTTGTTACAGTAATCGTACAAAAAGTGAGATAAATAAGTCTATGTCCTCAATTATAACAAATAATTTTTCTACTTTAATTGCACAACAATTCGTCAATTTGTTGGATGTTGGTGCAAATTCTTACCTTCCTTTGTCTAGAAAAGGATATGTTTTTGCTACTGTTGGAAAACAAACAGTCTGGAACGAGTCAGATACAGCTCCAACTCCTGGACAAGCCACTAGAGATTTAATTGCTTTTAATGATAGAGCAATCGTTGCTAAAAGAATCGACTTAGATAGTGTTTCGTTTGTTGTACCTAGATATAATTGGACTTCGGGAGTAACGTATACAAGATACGGTTGCACTGTTTGTCCAATAGGAACACCCTTTTATGTTTTAAACTCTAAGGGTCAAGTTTTTAAGTGTTTGGATAATAATGGTAACTCTGCTTCTACAGATGAGCCGGAGTTATTTTTATCTTCGACTTCGTTAGAGGAACCTTATTTTATAACTTCTGACGGGTATAAATGGAAATATTTGTACACTTTGAGTTCAAATCAAAGACAAAAGTTTTTGAATGATGAATGGATGCCAGTAGTTTTTAACCGTTTTGTTAGAGCTGCATCTATTAATAGAAGTATTGATATAGTTAGAATAACCAATTCAGGTAATAATTATGTTGATGGACCAAATCAAAATATTATAACAATAGATGGTGATGGAAGAAATGCTGTTTTAAAAGCAAATGTGGTTAGTGGACAAGTAGTTGATATTGTCATACAAAATAGAGGACAGGATTATACAAAGGCAAACCTTTCTTTTACCGATATAACAGGTGGTGTCGGAAGTGGAGCTGAAGCTGTTGTCACATTGTCTCCACAAAATGGTCATGGTTATGATCCAGTAGAAGAGTTATATGCTAATACAGTCATGTTTAATGTTGATTTTGAAGGTAGTGTTGGAGGTTTATTTCCTGCTGAAAATGAGTATAGAGAAATTACTTTACTATACAATCCTTATGTTAGAGGAACTGAGACTCTAGCAGCAAGTACAGTTTACAAGATGTATACGGAAATTTTAGTTTCTCCTGGTGTTGGAGATTTTAATAATGATGAAATCATTATACAAGGAGAAGATTTACAAAATTCAACATTCAGTGCTGAAGTAATTTCTTTTGATGAAGGAACAAACATAATTTATGTTAATAATTTAAGAGGAACTTTTTCTCCAAACTCTCCAATTAAAGGATTAACAAGTGGAGCAATAAGAATTGGTATTAATTCAACTCCACCAACCTTGCAGTTATATTCGGGAAAAATTTTATTTGTTTCCGATAAAGTACCAGTTACCAGAGACCCAGACCAAACAGATAGAATAAGATTTATTTTAAGTTTCTAAAAGAGGAATAAATGACTAAGCTTTTTAATTACGATCCATATTTTGACGATTTTGATGAAGATAAAAATTTTATGCGAGTTCTTTTTCGACCTGGATATTCCCTTCAGGCCAGAGAATTAACTCAACTACAAACAATTTTATCCAATCAAATAGAAAAGTTTGGTAACCATATTTTTAAAAACGGAAGTCCTATAGTTGGCGGAAAAATATCCTTAGATGATAGAGCTTATTATTTAATTTTAAAAAGTCAATATTCTGGTCAAGATATAGTTTTAGAAGATTTTTTAGATAAAACTATTGTTTCTTATAATTCTACAAAAACAGTTAGAGCTAAAGTTATTGCAATTGATAATACAACAGCTTATCCAATTTTAATTGTAAAATATTTAAGTGGAGATTTTTTTCAAGAAAATGACGAACTAAAAGTATATGGTCAAAATATTTTTGCTGAACTTGCTGACACAGATGCTACAGGTCGATCATATGTAGCTAATATACAAGATGGTGTTTACTATTTTAAAGGGCAATTTGTTAAAGTTTCTCCTCAATTTTTAGTTTTAGAAATTTTCTATAGATTAGGGTTAAATGCAACAACTATCAATAAACAACCTTCTTATAGAATAGGTATTGAATTTGAAGAATTAGTTATTGACGAAATTGATGATGTAAGTCTTTTAGATCCTGCACAGGGATCATTTAATTATCAAGCTCCTGGAGCTACGAGATATAAAATTAATACTATTTTAAGTAAAAGAACACTAGATTCTGCCGACGAATCTTCTTTCTTTGAAGTATTAAGAATTGTAAATGGTGTAAAAACAAAAGAAATAGATTATCCTATCTACAATGAAATAGAAAAAACTCTTGCTAGAAGAACTTTTGAAGAGTCAGGTAATTACACTGTTGATCCTTTTGTAATTTCACTTGAAGAGGAATATGCAGATGCAGCGAATAACAATTATGTTGATCCTAATTATTTTGCTGCTGTTTTAGATCCGGGTAAAGCATACGTTGGTGGTTATGAAGTTCAAACTATTGCTCCAACAAAATTACAAATTGCTAGAGGAAGAGTAACCGCAAACGTTAACGACTATGATTTACCAACAAATTATTCAAGTTATTTTTATGCAGCAAATGCTCATGGTTCTTTAATAGTTTCTGATTTCGATTTGTTGGATATTCATTGCGCTAATCATTCAAGTGTAAGTTTTGCTTCCACCACTGAATATAATTCTTCTAAAATAGGCACTTTACGTTCTCACATGATGAAGTATGATACTTCATCTTTAACTGATTTAGGAACTACACATAAATTTACAATAAATGTTTTTGATGTAAATACTTCATCCATTACTGGATCATTAGCCTCTTCCGGTTCAAATACTAGATATGTTGTTCTACCATCTTCTTTTGCTCAACTTCCGGCAGATAGTTATTCAGGAATGTTTTTTAGTATAAAAGATGGAGCTGGAGCTAGTTTGCCTCCTGTTAGAATTCAGGGTTCAGACGGCTCAGCAAAAGCAATATGGTTATCTTCTGCTTTACCATTTACACCAGCTTCAAACACATTCTCTATAGATTCGGATTTTAAAGTTTCAGAATCAATTATATTGAAAGATGGAACAGCAAAAGTTTTTGCAGCAGACATTGATCCTAAATCTAAAGACGTTGATGGATTTTCATTTATTAATGAACCTAATAGACAGGGTTTAATTTTTGATGTTCCTTATGAAGCAATTAAAGCAAATACGATTACTAATTTTGATTTTTATGCAAGAAAATTTTATTCTAATAAAATTTCAAATGCAGGTGGAGTGATTACTTTAGCTACAAGTGGAACTGATACTTTTGGTTTTGCTGGAAGTCCAGGAACTTTATCGGACAACACTATTTTAAATAATATCATTTGTTTTATTCGATACGATTCAGCTTCAAATGGTACCTCAGGAATTACTCCAAATACAGTTTTAAGTTTAGCTAATAACTTATTTACGGTAAGTGCTGTTAATGATACTACACTTGAGATAGATTTGAATACAGCAGGTGTTCGTGCCGACTTTATTGTTACGACGAAAGTTAATAATGCTGAAGATGGTACAAATGGTGCTATTCGTACAAAGACAATGTATCCTTTATCGAACGTTAAACAAGAATCAGTTGCATACACTGTCGATTCGTCTACTGGTTTAGATTCTTCAAATACGGGAACAGTAACTCCAATTTCTGGTGGTTATGTTTTTCCAGATTTGGGTGTAACATATTTTGATAATGAAAATTTGACTGATGAGGGCACAGTAAGAAAATTAAAAACACCTGGTGTTCCTGTAAGTTTACAAGTTCCTGATGTTTATGAAATTGTAAAGATTATTGATTCTAAAACTACAACAGGAAATATTACAACAGCTATGCTAACTAACCCAGCATATGATGTTACAAATAGATATGAATTTGATAATGGTCAAAGAAAAACACATTACGATCACGCTACAATTAAATTGAAGAGGGGATTTAGTTCTCCTACTGGTGGATCAATTTACGTCATGTATAATTATATGAGGCATAGTTCTGCTCCATCACCACAAAATATCGGTTTATTTACTGTAGATTCTTACTTGGGTGGAGGTTCAAACATTACCTATGATGACATTTCTAAATTTTTAGATAGAGATAAAGGTAAGTTTTTATCAGGAAGATCATCTTTTGATTTTAGACCTACAAAAGGTATTGCTAGTGAATCCATTACTGGAGCCGTTTGTCCAGATCCAGATTATACCGCTGAACTTTCTTTCCAAAATTATTTGGGAAGAGTAGATAAAATTGTTGTTAAACCTTCTAAAGAAATTGTGATAATTTCTGGTGAGTCAGCAGTTAAACCTTTACCTCCACCAAATGATATAAATGACATGTTAATCTACACATTGTATATTCCTCCTTATACAGAAAGTGTAAAAGAAGTTCGTGCTGATTTCCAAAATAATCGTAGATTTACAATGAGGGATATTGGTGCTTTTGAAAATAGAATCAAAGGTTTAGAATATTATGTTGCTTTAAATTCTTTGGAGAAAAACGCTAACGATTCTAAAATTTTAGATGCAAATGGTTTAGAAAGATCGAAATACGGAATTTTAGTGGATAACTTTACGTCAACTGACGTTCAGGCTACTTATGGTGATGTTGGATTTGATAATAGGAATTTAGTTGAAAATGGTGAATTGAAACCGGCTTCACTTATGAGAACCATAAAATTGTTATGGAGTCAGTCTGGTTCTTCTGGTAATTATAAATTAAATGGAATTAATACGCAAAAATCTTTGACAATGGATTATACATCGGCAGTTTTTGCGAATCAACCATATGCAACAAAAACTATTCCAGTTGCTAGTGCTTTGTATGGAAATTTTAATGGAATTTTAAAACTATTCCCAGAAATAACTACAGAACATGACACTACTGTAACTTCTAAAATTACATTAAATTCTGTACAAGGTTTAGAGAACGCATTTAATTATGTTAATGATGCATTTAAATTTATTTCCGATAAAAATCCAACATGGCTCAGTGATAAAGATAGTCCGTTTGCAAAAGTTGCAGACTCTTCTTGGTTTGAAACTGTAACGACCACTACAAACGCTACAGTAGATTTGGGCAATAACACTAATGGAAATTTACAAACAACAACAGATCAAGTTTATGTTAGTGCTGGAGCAACATTAAATCAAGAACAAATTACAGTATCTTCATCAAAAGTTGATTTAGGTTCTTATGTAACCGATATTGCAATTAATCCTTATATGAAACCTAGAGGTATAGTCTTTTATGGATCAGCTTTAAGACCTAGAGTTAATTATTATTCATATTTTGATGATGTTTTAGTTGATGACTATACAATAGTACCAACGAAAATAACATTAAGTGGTACAAATCCGTTTAAATCGGGTGAGATGGTATTAGTTGCAAATAGTAGTGCTGAATTGTCAACTCACTTAGACAATTATTTTAGTGGTTCGGGTATTTTTCATTTAGGAGTTTGTGCTGTTTCAGAAGTTAACTCTTCCAACGTTCGTGTAGTAAATGAAAGTAGTTTATCATTAACTGGTAAATATATGATTGGTATTGATAGCGCTGTGACGAGAGTAATTTCTACTGTTGTCGACCATCGTTGTGGTCAAACAAGAGCTGTTACTTCAAGCACTATAACTTTAGCCTTAGATGCTCCTAGTGTGGATATAACTGGAAATACTGTCACTTTAGTTAGAAATACAACAGACACTACAGGAAATGGAATAGGATCAAAATATACTATAACAGCATATAATACAACAACAAAAGTTGCAACGGTTTCTGGAACAATACCTTCAACTGAAGTTGGAAAAATTTTCTCTTACAGTATAGGAAATAATGTTTCTAACGCAGCTGGTCAAGTTGGAGGAATATTTTACATTCCTCAAGCTACATTTAGAAGTGGTGAAAGAAAGTATAGACTTACAGAATCCTTTAATAATTCTTATGACACGGATGCTATCTCTTTTGCTGAAAAAACTTTTGTTTCTTCTGGTATAACAACAACGAAAACTTCATTAGTAGACACAGTTTATAACGTTGGTACTCAAACAAATATCGTTGGTACTGTTACGAGTCCTTTATTACAATCAACCACAACAAGTAGTAAAATAACAAAAACATGGAGAGTTGATCCTTTAGCACAAACATTCTTTGTTGATGAAAAAACTTATCCACATGGTCTGTATTTAAATAGTGTGAATCTTTTCTTTAGTTCTAAAGATGATGAAAATATACCAATAGTTGTACAAATTAGACCTACAGTAAATGCATCACCGTCTACGGATTATTGGTATCCTGAATCAGTTGTAGAAAAATATCCTCACGAAATAACTGTTACGGATAATCCAAGTGTCGATACTGATAGTACAAAAACTACTTTTACTTTTGGATCTCCAGTGTTCTTAAAACCTGGTTTATATGCATTAATAGTTTTAACTGATTCACCAGATTATGTGGTTTGGACAGCTGAAAAAGGAAAATCAACATTAAATAATCAAATTGTTTCTGTTAATCCTTACATAGGCACTTTGTATAAGTCACAAAATGCTATGGAATATGTTCCTTATTTGAATGAAGATTTAATGTTCGAATTAAGTCGTTGTGTATTTGATACATCGACTGCAACTTTCTCTTTGGTCAGCGAAAAACAAGATCCAGTGAAATATGTAGATAGATTCCGTTTATTGGAAAAATCCATTCAAACACAATCATCTTCGCCAATTAGTATTAAGTATTCTTTTGTTTCAACACCAGTCGGAGGATCAAAAGAAACTTCTTATAGAAACATTGATCCACAAACAATCTATAATATGGCCGACGATACCTTTTATGCTATAGGAAATAGAAGAAAAGAAATTTTAGATCAAGGTGATTTTACGGTTAAATTGGAAATGAGTACATCTGATGACACTGTTACTCCTTTAGTTTCGTTAGAAAGTTTATCGTTAAATTGTTGGGAAAACTTTATTGATAATGGTGAAATTAATGACGAAGATTTTAATATTGTTAAAGCGGGTGCTGGTTATGCAAATTCAAATACAATTACGGTATCTTCAACAACAGGAGAGGGAGCTCTTGTTTATTTAAGTTGTGATGCAGTTAATGGAAATGTACTTTCAGCTAATGTTGTATCTTCTGGTGTAGGTTACACTGATGATTTCACAATATCATATGCTGACACCGGAAATACTCCCAATGTTAGTGCAAATGCTGTCATTACACTAAACAGTGAATTTGATAGTTCTGGTGGTCCATGTTTAGCGAGATATATTACTAAGCCAATAGTTCTATCTGATGGTTTTGATGCTGGCGACCTTCGAGTTTTCCTAGCAGCAAATAAACCTACTGGAACTGAAATTCATGTATTCTATAAATTACTTTCAGGTTCAGATACCACTAGTTTTAATGATAGAGGTTATGGAAAACTTGAGTGCTTCAACCCAACAGTTGGAGGGTCAATTGATGAAACTGAGTTTAGAGAATATGAATATCGTCCTTCATTAACGGAAGATCAAGTTACTTATATTTCTGATTCTGGTGTAACTTATGATACATTTAAAACTTTTTCTATCAAAATAGTTATGACTTCGCAAGATCCTTCTGTTATACCTAGAGTAAAAGATTTGAGAATAATTGCTTTACCAGCGGGTTAAAAAATGAAAGATGAAATAGTGAAAGTTGAAGGTGGCCAGTTTGTTAAAAACAAAAAAAATGGAGCTTTACTTACTGTGAATAGGAATGTTTTACTTCAAAATGAAGCTAGAAAAAAACTAGGCCAAAAAATAAATGGAAATGATGCTGAAATAAATAACTTAAAGACTAAAATAGAAGAGATGTCCAACGACATGGATGAAATAAAATCTTTGTTAAAGACCTTGATTCATAAAAAGGATTAATAATTAGAAATGCCTACCTCATTAATACCGATTATTGCTAGAACAAATACCATCGATGAATGGAGAATTCAAACAAATAAATCTGCTGTAGATTTAAATGATCTTGGATTTTATACTTACGACAAGACTCAGGGTACTTTATTACTCTCAAACACTTCTCTATTAAGTATAACAGCGAATGGTACACCACTCCAAGTAGCAAATAATGTTCTATTTCAAAGTAGTTTAACTTTAGGTAACACACTTTTCCTTGGTGTTCAAAGTTCAGCTACAGGTAATATTATTGCTGGTGGTACTATTTCGGTAAGAGGTCCTGGAACAGCTTTATCAGTTTCAAACAATTCTTATGTTGGAGTAGATTTACAAGTTGTAAGTAACATCTATGCAAACAATTATACTGCTAATGGAGCTTTGACTGTAGCAAATAACGTTACTGTTTCTACGGGCGTTTTAAGATTAAACGGAACAGGAAATGTAGCTTATGTAAACAGTGGTTCTATTTCTGCAAACACAATATATGTTACAGATATCAACACTACAAATGTAAAAACTGCTAATCTTTTGGCAGCATTTGCAAGAATTGATGTTTTAGATGATTTAGCATTTGCAAGTATTGGTATATTAGAGAATGTAACTGGAAATTCTTATTATCTATCTTCAAATTCGCATACATCAAATTCAGTATTAACAAGATATTTAACCGCAAATATTTCTGGTAATATTGTTAATTTTAGTTCTAATGTATCGTCAATTAATACTGCTACGGTATTAGTTGGTAATGTAGTTTCTTTAACAAGTAATTCCTCTTCAATTAATGTTGCTTCAATTAATACATCAACGACTTTAGTAGGAAATGTAGTAACGTTTAGAAGTGATTCTTCTACAATTAATGTTGCAACAGTTAATAATTCAACCACGTTAGTTGGAAATGTAGTATCACTAACAAGTAATTCATCTGTATTAAATGTTTCAACAATTAATACCGCTTCTATTAATGTACTAAGTTCTTATAATTTAACATCTACACATAGAATAACTGCAAATAACATTATTACAAATAACGTAGAAGTTTCTACTATAAATGCAGCATTTGTAAATGTTTCTTCAAATCTTTGGATTGCTAGTGGATCCGTTTCAAGAATTTTTGCACCAAATGATCAATATGAATCTTTAACTGTTGATGGTAAAACAACTTTAGAGACAGCAATAGTAACAAGCAATTTGACTGTACAAGGAACTTTTACACAGTTAGGAGATATTGAGTATGAAACAAATGAAATAATATTCAATAAGAGAACTCCAACAAATGCAGATGTAATCATTAGAAATGAAAGACCTGTAGGTAATGATGCCATCATACAATGGAATGAAACTAGTGACCAGTGGGTAATTTCAAAAGGAAATACTTATAGTCAACTATTTGGTATACTAGATGCAAGTTTCCTAGATTCTTCGGTTTTGAATGTTAGCACTACAAATGTGGCCACACCTTTATCCGTTAATACTGCCCATAGTACAGCACAAACTGTTGGAAGATATGCTAACTCTGGTTATATACATGCAAATGCATCATTTGATTGGGCAAATGTTGTATCGACCACCGCAAATGCAAATACTTCTAGATTAACAACTAGTGTAGCAACAGCAGGAAGTTATGCTAATTCAGCATACATGACTGCTAATTCTGCTCAAGTATATGCTAATGCAGCTTTTAGAACACAAAATACTTCTGGTGTTTATGCTAATGCAGCGTTTGATGTTGCAAACACCGCTTTAACTGCCGGAGGCACAATTGCTGGTGGTTATGCTAATTCCGCTTTTTCAAGAGCAAATATTGCTAGTACAACAGCAACAAGTTCGTCATCTTATGCAAATTCTGCTTTTGGGGCGGCAAACACAGCTGCGACTGCTGCTGCACTCGCGCAAACCTCTGGTGTTTCTGCGGGTGTGTATGCTAATGCTGCCTTTACTGCTGCTAATAATGCCGTTGACACTTGGGTTAGAAATGCAGCTAACTCTGCATCTAGTTATGCAAATTCTGCTTTCGCAAACGCTAATAACACAATATACAGAACTGGACAGACATCTCAAACTTTGAGTGGAAGTTTAGAAGTAACTGGAAATCTAAACACAAGTGATGTTAAATTTAGTCCAGGAACAGCACTATTACAAGGTTCTAAGTTTGTCTTTAATGCTAACCAAAATCAAAATCAATCTCCTTCTTTATCCGCTACCATAGAAGTTGATAGGGGTGTTTCTGCTAATGCGGCGTTACGTTATAATGAAACGGTGGATAAATGGGAATTTAGTCATGATGGAACTAATTTTGCAACATTTAATGCAATTTCCGAAAGAGCAAATAATGTTGCTGGCGGCACAACAAATAAAATCGTTTATCAATCTGCAGCGGATACGACTTCTTTCATTGATGCTCCAGTCACCGCAAATTATTTCTTAAAATGGACAGGTTCAGCATTTACTTGGGCTGATGTTCCTTCGGCAGATTTAACAACTCTTAGTGCTACTAATTTAACTTCTGGATTACTTCCAACTGCAAGAGTTGCTAAAACTAATCCGAGTGATGCATCAAGAAGAGAATATCCGATGCATATTACCGGTGATGCGGTATATGCAACAACAGCAGGATCAGCAACAACAGCAGGATCAGCAACAACAGCTACATCAGCAACAAATGTTACCCAAGGCGGCACTGTTTTCACAGGATCTATTGCATCAACAGGCGATCAAATATTAACGTTAAGGAATTATAACTCTTCACTATTTTCAGCAAACGTTTGGATAAGAGCCCTTAATGCTACAAGTGGACAATTAAATCCAACAACTGATAATGAACTTGATGCTTCATTTAAAGCGTCTTTAAAAGTTACAGGTGACGTTGCAGTTTCAAATGACGTTTATGCTAAATTCTTTAGAGGAACTGCGACCGCAGCCCAATACGCTGACTTGGCAGAAAAATATTTAGCCGATCAGAATTATGCCGTGGGTACATTAATGATGGTTGGTGGTGAAAAAGAAGTTACTGCGGCAACAAGAAATAAAATGCAATCTATTGTCGGTATTGTTTCTGAAAATCCTGCATTTTTGATGAATAGTAATTTGAAAGAAGGTGTAAATATTGCACTTAAAGGAAGAATTCCTGTTAGGGTAATTGGAAAATGTTTTAAGGGAGACCTATTGACAATTTCGGATGAATCTGGTATAATGTCTGTGTCCAGTGTCAATGAAATGCCTATAAGAATAATTGCTTTGGAAGATAAACATAGTTCGGAAGAAGGATTGATCGAAGCATCATTACTATAATTTTTTTATGATAACAATTGAAGAGTTTGAGAAATTTATATATTGTGATTTAGTTTATGAACAAAAAATAATCTCAGTTATTGATGAAGAAGGTAGACAAATCTTCATCAATAACTTGGGTGAATTATACAAATATACATCGTGTACCATTAAATTGGAACAGATGGAAAAATATAGTAGTGATATATTTAATTATGGTAAATATTTGTCCGAAAAATATAATCACTATGGTCCTATAACTTGCCATGTATTTCACGCATTTAGGCAATCAAAAAGTTTTGGCTTGCACACCGATCCAGATAATGTTATAATATACTGTGGTTTTGGTAAAAAGAAAATTATTATGGACGGTAAGGAATACAATCTAAAACCTTACGACACACTATTCATACCTGCAAACACTCCACATGAAGCTATTAATGAAGAAGAGTCTTTAATACTTAGTTTTGGACTTGAAAAATTTTATAAAGAAAAATTAGTTTATGAACTGGATGTTCTATTTAAAGACGACCGAAACTTGCAACTTGAATTGTAAACATTGTTTTACAAATGGTGTTAATGGACTAAAAGTCTTTTGGAATCATTATAAGGTAATTGAATGGATTAAAAAATTTGCAGAATATCGGAATTCTAATTTAGATACTGATACACTTCATTGCGAATTTCATGGTGGAGAACCATTCTTAGTTCCAATATTTCAAATGAGGCATGTTTGGGACGAATGTAAATATTTATTTCCTAGTATGTCTTGGGGTGCGACTACAAACTTAGTATATAAAATGGAAGATGATATGATTCCATTTATAAAAGAATGTCTAGGTAATAGGATTGGTACAAGTTGGGAT